CCTATAGTAGCGAGTGGGGGGTTTGGGGCTGCGAAGACGTATGCGTTCTGTTTAAAGGCGATGGCGATTTCGGACATGTTTCCGGGGAACCGGGGGCTGATTGCGAGGAAGATTTCGAAGGAGCTTGTGGCGACGACGATGAAGACGTTTTACAAGTTATGTCCACCGCAGGCGTATGACAAGGGGCGGAGGAGTGATTCGGATAATTACTTACGGCTTAATAATGGTAGTGAGATTCTTTTCATGCACATGGACAGTGAGGATACTGAGAGTATTATCAGGGGTTTAGAGATCAACTGGTTTCTGCTGGACCAGGCGGAGGAGTTGGACGAGGGGATTTTTGATTTATTGATGGCGAGGCTGGGGCGGTGGGACCAGGCGGTGGTGCCGGAGAGTGTGATTGAGGAGGGTGGAGGGTTGGAGGAGTGGCCTTACAAGGTGAGGGGGAGGGTGGTAGTGCCTAATTTTGCGATGATGACCTGCAATCCTGACCATGAGCTTCATTGGATTTATAGAAGGTTCCATCCTGAGAGCAGTGAGCATTGGGAGCGGACGGTGCCTGTTATTAATGAGGAGGGGGTGGAGACTGGGGAGCGGACCAGTTACCGGGAGATGGGGTACCGGATGGTGCAGATGAGCAGCCGTGAGAACAAGTTTCTGAGTCCTTATAATTTACAGATTATGCTCTCCAAGGATAAGGCTTTTGTGGACCGTTTTGTGGACGGGGTATGGGGGATGAGCGAGGGTGCCATTCACGAGATGGACCCGTTGAGCATTATCCCGGGGGATGCTTACACCTTGGAGCATTTATTGAGGACCTGCAGGCTGGGGATCACTCTGGATCATGGGGACTCTTCGCCGACGGTAGCGGTTTTTTGGGCGACGGACAGGGACGGCAACGAGATTGCGCTAGGGGAATATTACCAACCGGCGAAGTTGATCAGCTATCATCGGAAGGCGATTACGGAGTTGAAGCAGGGTGTCTTCCGCGGGGATTACGCGGAACTGCTGGCGGATCCATCTATATTTTATAAGACGGCACAGCGGAATGGCGGGCGTTGGAGTGTTTCGGATGAGTATTCCGACTGCGTGAATTTATCACGGGAAAACGCCATTTTCTGGCAGGCGGCCGACAATAATGAGCTTGGAACAAGGAACAGGATCGGGGAGTACCTGAGGGTGGATCCTGACCGGGTGCATCCTTTTTATAAAGATAAGGGAAGTCCGAGGTTGTTTTTCCTGAAGAAGGGCGATAACTACCCCCACGGGTGCAACCATATCTTGACGGAGACCAGGAGCCAGCGGAGGAAGAAAATAGGGACGGAGTTGGGGAGAGCGGTGTTTTCCGATGACCGGGACACGACCATCCCGGATCACGCTTATGATTGTCTGAGGTACCGTATTGCGTCCCGGCCCCCGCTGGCTGCCCTCCCGAATGTGAAGATGAATCCGAACTCCTTTGCGGCGGTGAGGATGGAGGCCCGGGATTTCACCCGGCGTCGCGGGTGGCAGCGGATAGCCAGACAGGCACAAACCGGAGGATAGCATGGGCAGAACTAAAGAAAAGGATCGGGTCTCCGTCTGGCAGGATCGCGTCGCCAGTGCCAACAAAATTTACCAGCAGTGGGAAAAAGAGTTTGAAGCGGATCGGCTCGAAAAGTACTACTACGGAAAGCAGTGGGGCAATTGTCAGGATCCCCAGGGAAAATACGTCATTAATTTGTTCTTCTCGACCATCGAGACGAATAAACCGAGTACCTTATTTTATAGGCCCACGGTGAAGGTGGCAGGAAGGCCGGCCCGCCGTGACGATCCCGGCACCCTGGTGGACGAGCGGGCCAAGTTGATTGAGGATGTCCTCAACTCTTTTATCAGCGACCCGGATGTGCTGTTCCAGGAGGAGACCCGGTTGTGCCTGCAGGAGAGCAATTTCCGCTTCGCCGTTTGCGAGGTGGGTTACACGGGCGACTGGATCGATAATCCGAATGCCGGCAAGCCCCTGCTCAATGAGGAAGGGAAAGAGGTCCAGGACGAAAAAGGGGTCGTGATGGAGCCTGACCGCAAACCCCGCCGCGAATGGGTATATATTAAAAGGATACCGGCCCGCCAGTGGCGCGTGAGCGTGAATGAAAAGAATAACCTCAATCAGTGCGACTGGTGCGGGTACTACGAATGGCATTATCCCGATGATTTGAAACGGAATACGAACTACAAAAACACGAATTTGATAAAAACTACCGGGCGGTTAAAGGGGGATTACGATAACGAAAGCACCGACCCGGACAAGCGCATCAAGTTGGGCATGACGAAGATCTGGAAGATCTGGGACATCCGGGGGAAGCGGAGGTTTATCTTTCCCGACGGGGACGATTACTTCCTGATGGACGAGGAGTACGAGTTCCTTCCCTTCGCGGCCCTCAAGTTCTACGATAGGCTGGACCGCTGGTACCCCATGCCATTGACCTACAACTGGATTGATCCCCAGGATGAGTTTAATGAGGTCAGGGACATGGAGAGGAGCCATCGGCGCCGGGCGTTTCGCCGGTACGGGCGGACGGCCGCGGTCGACCCGAATGAGATCCGAAAGCTCGAGGATGGCGGGGACATGACCAGTATCGAGCTGCCCAACCAGGAATCCCTGTGGGCCATCCCAGACGCCCCATTGGATGCACAGGTATTCCGGAATGTCGCTGAGGCGAAGAATGATTTCATGGAGATCAGCGGAGTGGGGGGTGAGCAGCGCGGGATCGCCGAGGCGGACACGGCCACCCAGGCCCAGATTGTCAGCCTGAATTCCCAGATCAGGGATAGCTATGGAAGACAGTTGGTCAGCGAGTGGCTCGGACAGATCTCCATGCTGATGCTCAAGGCGGCCCGTAATTTCACGGAGGACATCTGGATCAAGACCTCGGTCGACCTACCTACCCTTGAGTCCCTGGTGGCCGAGGGGGACCAGCAGAAGCTCATGGCTGCCCTGGATGAACTGAAGCGGGTGGATGCGACCTGGAAGATGATCAAGACGGAATCCTTGGAGGATTTGAAACTGGATATCTCGGTGAATGTGGAATCCTTGAGTCCCCAGGCGATGGTCCAGGACCGTGAGAACTGGAACCAGGCCATGATTGTGATCTCCAATCCAACCTTCCTCCCTGTCTTTTCGACCTCGGAGCTTCTACTCCGAAAGACCCTGGCCGGCTACGGAATCCGGTCTGAACGTGAGGTGAGGGAAATCCAGCGGGAACTCCAGCAGGCCTGGGGGATGGTGCAGGCCCAGACCGCGCTACAACAGTCAGGAGGTTCGACGGGGGCAGCCCCTCCCGGAAGTCAGGCGCCGGCCCCGGGACCCACCCCCGATCTCGGTGAGATCCAAAACCAGGTGGCCAACCAACTCGGAGTGGGAGGTGCGATGTGAGAGGATTCAAGGATGAGTACGGGTACTTCCCTAATTTGATCGCCCCCCCCATGGACTGGGTCCCGGTGACCCCGAGCGACACGGTCGACCTGGAGGATGTCTCCCGGGGGATCTATGTGGGGACCACCGGGGATGTGGAGGTGATCACGGCCAAGGGCAGGACGGTCGTGATCCCGAATCTCGTGGCCGGCATCGAGCATGGGGGCAGGTTCACGAGAATCAAGGCCGCGCGAACCACGGCCACCGATATCTTTGTTTTATATTAAGTGAGGAAGTATGGCGACGATTACAAAAACAATAAGGAGAATATATGTCAACTAGAATTGGGTACAATACATCTACCAGCGTTCTGGGATCAACTCTGCAAACGACCATTTCTCAACTACTGCATTTAAAGGGTCAATTGGGTCTTTTAAAAGATGCTATGGATTCTATGGCATCTGGAGGAACTTATTCGGTGATTGAGTCAGAGCTTGGAGTTGACGCTGGTCAAGGGCAAACGATGTACAATCTTGTGGCTGGAGCGGTAACGTCCCTTGGTGGGGCCAACTTCACTGAGTTAATACGAATCTTCAAGGGTTAATAAATGGCGATAGCTCACAGAGCGGGAACATCAACCGCCAAATCTGGATATACGAATGATGCCAGTGGTACAGACTTAGCTATTAATAAGCCGACTGGGACCGTTGATAATGACATCATGGTTGCGGTTTTTTACAATGAGAGGTCGGCTACAGCGTGGGGTCTTCCATCTGGATGGGCATGGTGGGGTGGTGCTACCGGAAGAGCAAATTACAATGGAACATCATGGACACATACCGCTTGGAAGAAGGCGTCAAGTGAGGGGTCTGATTACACATTTACGTTAACCGGAGGAGCGGCGTGGAGAGCAATAACTATAAGTTCTTTTAGCGGAGCATATACCGATGGTGATCCAGAGGATAGTACAGGACCAACAGGGGCTTCTGATAACACCTCAGACAACGTAATGCTTGCATCAATAACCACCTCGTCTGCAAACGATATGCTTATCGGTGGATCTGGAAATATTGCTGGTACAACGTTAACTGCTGGTAGTAGTGGTATGTCATTATCAGTACAAATTGGAGGAACTGGATTAGTTTATGTTTTGCAAGCATCGGCTGGAGCTAGTGGTACAAAAACTTTGAATGTCATTGGGAAATCAGTTTGGGCTACATGGCATCAGGCGATTAAGGAAGCATCAGCGGGGGCTACACCGATCAATGCCACGGTAGCGGATACGATAGCGGCAACGGATGAAATAGCAGGTCAGTTCAATTTCAGGGGTTCAGTGGGGGATCAAGTATGAGGATGGGTGAATCGATACCTTACAACGAGGAAACCGCAGTCTTACTTTTATGCGCTAAATGCAAGCAGGCCGTGAAGTCGGGCGAGAATCATATATGTAAAGGAGATACGGAAAATGCCAGCCAAACTAGCGAGGAAAAGGGTAAAGAAGCAACCGAGTGATTATGTCGGGCTTCGTGGTGGAATTGAAGTAATGCTGAAGAATGCTTTTACCGGGGAAGTTATTCTTCACGAAAAGGGTTTCAATGCTGTTTTGAACGGTGGAAGAAATGCGTTGATGACAAGAGTATTGGCAACTGCCAGCCAAACCAGCATTCTGGTTCCCAACATTGTGATTGGTAGTGGAACCACAACGGCTAACGCATCCGATTCTGGACCTCTAGCCTATTTCACCTGGAAGACTGGTGGATTTGCCACTACTGCTGGAGCTGGAGCAACGGCACCATTAATGCTATTCACCGGATCGTGGGAATCCACGGAGTTGACGGTTACTGGTTTTAACGTAATCAGAGAGTTCTGTTTAGGATTAAATACGGTTAGCAACTCCAGCAATGCCAGCCCATATCTGTGTCGTTATGTTTCCAGCGCAAACATCAATGCCACGACCAGCAATCAGTTACTAATTAGCTACACTATTTCATTCTAAAGGAGAACCATGAAGAAGGTCACAAAGAAGAAGGAATCGGAACTGAAGATTGAGTTACCGAAGGAAATTGAAATCGATCAGAAGGTTGTGGATGAATTTCACAAGGTGTTCTATCCGAGACATTTCACGGCAACCTGGATGGGACAACCCATGCAGAAAAACCCGTTGGATCTTTTTATGTATTCAGAGATCCTGTACGAATGCAAACCTGATTTGATTGTAGAGTGTGGAACGGCTCATGGTGGTTCCGCTCTTTACTTGGCTCATCTTTGTGACATCCTTCAGCATGGTCAGATATTGACTGTTGATATTGTTAGATGGGTAGGGTTCCCGTTTCATCCAAGAATTACCTACTACACTGGTAGTAGTATAGATGAAAAAACAATATCTGATGTAAAAAACTTTGCCAGTGGGTTCAGGAAAGTAATGGTTATTTTGGACAGTGATCATTCTCGTGACCATGTTTTCAAAGAATTGGAAGAGTACTCCTCGCTAGTTACTCCAAGCCAATATTTGATTGTGGAAGATTCAAATGTTCATGGTCATCCGGTTCGGGAAGATCATCCTCCAGGTCCGTGGGAAGCCGTTGAAAAGTGGCTGCCTAAAAACGAAGGGTTCATGATTGACAAAATGTGTGAAAGATATTTGCTTACTTTTAATCCGAATGGTTATTTGCGGAGGATTAAATAGTGGCCCGTTATCCACACCAGCCGAAACTGTTGGTAGCTATTCCAACAACCGGAAGATCAATTCCGGTGGATGTGATGTTTGCTTTTCATGCTATGGCGTATCCGATGAATTACGGACACATGGTAATGCAGATCAGGGGACAACCTGTGGATGTCGCCCGTGAGTCTTTTGCTGAACAGGCCATAGCGCAAGGGTGCAAGTATATATTCTTCTGGGATGAAGATGTGGCCTGTCCTCCGCAATCAGTGCCTGAGTTGATTTATCGAATGGAACATACCCCAGATGCCGCAGTCTGTGGAGGTGTTTATTGCCTGAAGACAGACCCGCCTCAGCCACTTGTTTTCAGGGGAAATGGAAACGGTGGAGTGTGGGATTGGAAAGCTGGTGAGTTTTTCGAGGCCAGCGGAGTTGGGATGGGTTGTACGGTTGTCAGGACTGAAGTATTTAAAGATTTAAAAAAGCCATGGTTTAAGACTGAGTTTAACTACGAAAAGGCGATGGATGGAAAGGCTGGAGTTGAATCATGGAGTGAGGATCTGTGGTTCTGCAAACGGGTGACGGACACAAATAAATGGAAGGTCTATATAGACGGTTCCATTATTTGCAGTCATTACGACTTTGACACACTGAGGAAATATGATCTTCCTCCAGATAGCAAGCCCCTTCAGCACACCCCAACTGCTAGAGGTAAAAAGAAAATATTGGATCTTGGTTCTGGCTCTTTTCCTTATGAGAGCAAGTCTGGAACGATTATCCGATGTGATGAAGAGAAATATGCTCCAGACTATAGACTTGACATAAGGAAATTGCCCTTTGATAACAAGGTATTTGATGTTGTGTTTTCTCCAGCCCTGGAGCGTTATGAATCATCCGAAAATGAAGAGATCCTTAATGAGTGGATCAGGGTTATGAAGGATGACGGAGAACTTAGGCTGGTAATGACAGATGTTAATTATATGGTTAGTGAAATAGCCAAGGGTAAAATGCACGCATCTGCTCTTTACCAGACAAAGCACAAACAGTTTATTGATTTTGAATCAATAAAAGAATTACTGAAGAAACACGAAATGAGTTCTGAAAAAGTTCCATCTGATATTGCTCATATTGCTGTAAGAGCAAGGCGTGAAATTAATGGTACTCGGTGACGCTATAACAGTCAGAAATGTTCTAAGAGCAGATCCCATGGGGGATAGCACCTCCATGGCTGACTTGACGCTGGCCATGGCCAGACATAGAGGAGTTGTGGCTGATACCCTCGCCATGTCTGACGGGATTGCCGGACTGTTTCCATTTAAGGCGATTGTTGCAGATTCAGTTGGATCTACAGATGGAATAGCAGGGTTATTTGTTTTAAAGGGGTCAATCAGTGATGACGTATCCCAATTCCTGATTGACCAAGTTACGTCCACACTCCAGGCCGGGATTCTGGTTTTGTCGTATACGATGGCCGACACCCTGGGAGTGGACGATAATGTCACTTCCGTTCAGAGACTCCTCGGGCTGGTGGCTGATTCGGTTGGCCCAGCCGATCAGGTCAGTGCGTTATACCGTTATCTGGCCAGCATGGGTGAGGATCAGGCGGCCTCCCTGGTCGATTTGGTCGCCAGTTCCCTGGTTGAGGTAGGAGTCGCTTTACCACTCACTTATGGTTTTGGAGATTCGGTAGGTGTGACAGACGGAATCTCTGGACTGCAGAAGTTCCTGGGGTCCGTGGCCGAATCAGTCTCGATGACGGATCAGGCCACAGCTACCCTCCGGTTCCTGGCCTCGGTGGCTGACACCGTGGCCGCTTCTGATGGGATCGTTGCCATCCAGCGGATGCGAGCCGAGGTTTCCGATGTGCTTGGCCTGACCGATGCCATTGCCGCCCGGTTCCCCTATCTGGCCAGCATGGCGGATTCCACCCTCGAGGTGGATATCGTCACTGCCACATTGGTGGACAGTTCCGGAGACCGAAGGGCCTTGATTTCCTGGGTGGAGTTTGAAGTGCCTGGAGGGGCAGCTTATCAGTCCCGCATTCCGATCAGGATGGGATTAGGTGTTTAAATTAGATAAACTCGTCGGATGGCAAAAAGGCAGGTGGTATTTCAGGCTGAATCCTAATTTCGGGTTTTGTGTACCGTTCCGGGGAAAAGCATTGAAGTGGAGTTATTACTACGGGTGGACCTGGAGAGAGTATGGCGCAAAAGGGGAGGCCGAATCAAACCATTACCGCCGGCAATTTCACCGATCAGGACGGTGGCACAAGCGAGTTGCATCGCGCCATCGATGAGGTCACGGCGAATGATTTGGACTATATCCAGTCGGAAAAACCACCGACTGACGACACCTGCGAGTTCCAGTTCTCGAACCTGACGGACCCTTTCTCCGACGCCGACCATGTCCTACGGTGCCGGCTGGGGAAAAATACAACCGGGGGGACAACGGTAAACATCACCATGAAACTGTTCCAGGGAACCACCGAAATTGCCAGTTACACCTACGCGGATGTCGACGTCCTTTCCCTGAAAGAGGAGACCTTGAGTTCTCTGGAAGCGGACGCCATAACCGATTACACGGACCTTCGGGTCCGGTTCACCGCGGATAGTTAAATATGAAAGACAAGCACATCGTCTGCGTCAATTGCGGAATCGAGTACCGGATCGGGGAATGGCCCTTCTGCCCCCATGGGTTTCCCGTGGAACATCGGCCCTTCGTACCGTATTTCGATGAGCATATTGTCGAGGGTGGCGCCTGGATCACCAGCCACCGGGACCGGGTGAGACTCAATAAACAAAACAACCAGGACTTTGCCGGCCGCCCAGTCGGCATGCCCGGATGCGAGGTCTGATATGGTTCCTGTCAGTGAATATTACAAAGGGAAAGGCACCTCGGTTATGAGGTCCATGATGAAGCAGTATGGCACAAAAAAAGGGCGGGAGGTATTCTATCGCACCGCTAATAAAAAGAAGATGGGAATCAAAGACCACTTGGTGGGCATGAAATCCAAGGGTCAACTTAAATAGGAGAATTTTATGTCAACCGAACCAAACCCGATCACTCAGGAGCAGTCCGGCGACCAGGCTCCGGAGCAAGTCGAGGTGGCCGAGGAGACGCAAGCGCAACCGGCTGGAGAGTCCACTACGGTTGAGGACCAGCCTGATGAATCAACCGACGATCAGCTACTAACTCCGGATGAGGTTTCCCGGCTTAAAGGGAAAGAGCTTGACTTGTACCGCAAGGCGCAAAAAGCGTTCACCCAGAAAAGCCAGAAACTAGCCGAGCAACGACGCGAGCTTGAACCATATCAAGAATTCATTAAAAGCTACCAGGAAGATCCGCGCAAAACCATCCAATGGTTGGCGGAGCAGCATGGAATCAATTTCCGTGAGAGCGACTCGAGGGCCGAGACCGCGGCCAAAGTGGAAGCGGCAACCAAAACCCTGACCGATGAACTTAGGGCCGCACTCGGGGAAGACTTTGATTTCATCGGTGCTAAAATCGGTCCGACTCTGGAGCGATCCATAAAATCGATTGTAGACGAATCGATTAAGCCGATTGCTCAACTGACGAACCAGATCAACCTGGAAGCCGCGCAAAAAAAGACGGAAGCCGTCCTGCAGTCGTTTGACCAAAAACACCCGGGATGGCGGAAACACGAAAAGGCCATGATCGACCTGGCCAGTAAAATCACCGTCAAAAATATGGATGAAGCTGATTTCATGGAAATGGTTTACGGACATGTTACGAGGGATCTGGCCATCGCCAAGGAAGCTCGTAGCATCGTAAACAAAATCAACGCGTCGGCTGCCAAAAGCGAAAGCCCGGAGGGTGGGGTTGAACAATCCAGAATCGCTCCTACCCTGCAAGGCAAAAGTTTCAAGGATAAGTTTCAGTCTGCCTGGAATCTAGCCAAACAGGGAGTCACGTTGGAGCGTTAATCGAAAGGAAACTCCAATGCCTCCATCCAGCGCGACAGTCAATTATGATGCCGTCGCTTCCGCTTGTCTGAACAACATCAGACCGGAACTGGAAGATCAGATCTCCAAATCCAATGCTCTGTTTTTTGAGTTGAAAAAAACGGATGCCTGGGAGGGGACTTCCGATCTCGGTAACCAGTGCCAGGTCACCCTGATGTACGGTTTGGGACAGACGGACGCCTATAGTGGCTACGATGTGCTTAATGTCGACCCAATTGACGGTATAACGGCAGGCCTCTGGGACTATGGGCAATGCGCCACTCCCATCGCCATCTCCCGCATTGAAGAGCGGAAGAATGCCGGTAGCGAGGTCCGGATCTTTAACCTGCTCGAAGGGAAAACCCGACAAGCAGTTTTGGGAATCCAGGACTTTTTCTCGAAAGCCGTCATGCAGGGCAACGGCATCAACTCCGCCACGGCGGTGACCACAGCGTATGCCAGCCCCACCAACGGGGCCAGCTTCGTCGATCCTCTTGGCAAGTTGGTCCGCTATGACGCGACCACTTCCGCGGTGATCGGAAATATCAACCAATCCACCTATTCCTGGTGGCAGAACCAGTACAAGGCCTCCGGCGGTGCCACCTTCGCCGCAATCCTGGCTGACCTGGACAACTGCTACAACAACTGCTCCAAAGGTCCGGGCGGATCGCCGAATTTCCACATCTGCGACCAGTCCACATTCGAGCTTTATCAAAAGTGCCTGTGGGCGAAACACCAGAATCCCAGCTACAGCGCGGCTTCCTACCCGTTTGAGACTCTGAATTTTCACGGGAAGCCTCTGTTCTGGGACGAGAACATCATCGATGCCAGTGGAGCATCCACCACCCAATCCACCACCTCTGGAACCTGGTACATGTTGAATACTCGTTTCATGAAAATGGTCTATGACAATGAAACGAATTTCATCACGACTGAGTTCAAGAAACCGATTGACCAGGACGCTAAAGTTGCACATATCCTGTGGTACGGCGCTTTCGTAGTCAGCAATCGGCGGAAGCAGGGTGTGGCCGGATCGATTGACACCACGGTAACTTCCTAATGCGGATCCGGGTGGGGCAGTTGCGGCTGCCCCAGTAGTAAAATCCAATCTCTGAGGAGATAATAAAATGAGGTTTCAACGAATCAACTATAACGATGCGGAGAAGGTCTTCGCAGTGTTTTACAACGTTGCCGGGGCAACCATCACCGCCGGCTATCCTGCTTGTTGGGATGTGGCTACCTGTGACGGTATCCGTGTAACCAAACCGGCTTCTGCCAATCTTAGTTTGGTGGTTGGTCTTGCGGCTGAGAACATCGCAGATAGTGCCTACGGCAAGTTCCAGGTCTACGGCTACAATGCCGGGGGTCTGGTCATCAATGCCACTGCTCAGGATGTGACTGCTGGAAATATCATCATTCCGGTGAATGCCCAGTGGTATCTGAACTATTCTGCGGCTTCCGATGGGAAAAGCGGTTTTCTGTTGGCTGGTGAAACCTATGCCAGTGTGACTCAAACCACGCTTTCCGCCGCGGCTGCGAAAAAAGTCCTGATCCGTTGCCTTTGAGGAGTTTATAGGTGCATCTACAGATTGAGACATTAAATATTTGCAATGCCCACTGCTGTTTTTGCACCTATCCAGGCATGAAACGCAAGAAGGGTGTGATGGGGATGGCACTGTATCAGAAGATCATCAACGATGCGGCTACCGTCCCCTTCATCGATCACCTGACACTCAACGGGCTGGGTGAGCCTACCTTGGACGCCCTGCTGGTGGACCGGATCAGATATGCCAGAAAATTCATGCCGGCCATCACCATTGATTTTTATACCAATGGATCGAAGTTGAGCAGGGAACTTTGCGACAAACTGAAGAAGGCCGGGATAACCTGCATTTTTATTAGTCTCAACGCCGTCAGGGAAAAGACCAGGGAAGAGATAATGGGCCTGAACGATTACAGCCACGTTGAGGAGATGTGCAATTACCTGAAGGAAATCGGCGTCAAGATATATGTCCTGTCTACCATCAACAAAGACCTGATGGAACAGTCCGACATTGACAAGATGAAAGAGGACTGGGGAAAAGATGCCATGCCACATCTGGAGGGAAACTGGGCGGGAAAATTATATATGCCAAGGGTGAAACAGCATAATTGCTGTTCCCGGGCATTGACTCAAATTATGGTTTTGTGGGATGGGCGGGTTTCCCTCTGTTGCCAGGACGGCGAGGGCGAGGTCATTTTCGGGAACCTGAATGACCAGACCATACGGGAAGTATACAACTCACCGGAGTATCTTAGGTACCGGGAATTCCACCATGATGGAAAAAGATCTGAATTGAAACTCTGCGATGTCTGTACAACAAACTAATGAGACCAGGATTTCGAAACGAATTCGCGCATCTTTACTCTCCTGATAAAAGAAAGAATTTGAATCTGGGATCGGGAGGGGACATCGATCCTGAATTTACAAACCTAGATTGGTCCAACAATCATGGTGCCGACATGGTATGGGACCTGGAAAACACTCCTCTCCCATTTGAATCCAATCGATTCCGGTTGATCGTGGCCAGCCATGTCTTGGAGCATGTCAGCAATTATATCGCACTGATGGATGAGATTTACAGGATCCTGGAACCCGGGGGAAGGATTGTCATCTATGTCCCTTATTACACGTCCGTGGACGCCTGGGCCTCTCCGGAACATGTGCGGGTCTTCTCGGAATCCAGTTGGGAATATCTGAACCAGAGAGTTTACCGGAACCCGGGATGTGGGAATTATGATACTAAGGTGAAATGTAATTTTGATGTCGACTACGTTGTCCTGCAGGTGGATGAAAAGTTCAAGAAGCAGAAAAACGTCAGGGAATTGATTTGCCATCAGTGGAATGTGGTGAAGGAAATGTGTGCCATTCTAAGGAAGGAAAACAATGATTAGAAAACTGGAAAAGCCGGACATGGAAAACACTTATGACTTTTATAAGTGCGGAAAATGCGGTCGGTTGATTACCTACCCGGAATCAATCGCCAATATCTCGAAAGGATCCATCTGCCCCTGTGGTGGACTGAAATGCAGCCCGGTCAATCCATCCTGGTACGATTTCCTGAAACCCAGAGTCTGGTGGTTCTGGTTTTTGAGAGGAAGGGGTTGGGCATGAACCTTTTGTTCTCGTCCATTACTTATGGAACCACTGAGCCTGGATGCAACCGGAGCCACCGCGGAGCCATCATGCACGCAGCCAATAATGGCCATAAATGGATAGCTGATTTATCACCGGACAAGATGGGTTGGGACCATGCCCGCAACGCCGTGATTGAAGAGGCTCTGAAGATGGACGATGTGGATGCCATCATGTGGGTGGACAGTGATATTATATTGCCCACGTTCGCAATTACCAGAATGGCTAATTACAACCGTGATTTTATCTGCGGTATCTATTTCCAAAAAGAGCAGCCCCATTTCCCGCTGATCATGCAACTGAATAATAATAAGGATGCGTTTCAGTTCTTCCTTGGGTGGCCCCCACAAACCCTGGCCCCCATTGATGCCTGCGGGTTTGGCTGCGTATTGACCTCAATGAAAATGATCCGGGCCATGGTGGAGAAATCAGGGAAGCCTCTTTTCCACTTCCAGAAATTCTCAGAGGATTTGAACTTTTGTTTGAAAGCAAAGGATTCCGGATACCAACTGCTGGTGGACACGGAAGTCATTTGCGGTCATGTGCCGGCCCCCAAACCCATAACCTATGATGAGTTCAAGAAGTGCAATCCACAGATTTACTCAATAGGAGGTAAGCAAAATGTCATCGCTAACGTATGACTCCGAAAAACGGGAAGTGATCAAGTGTTTCGTGGTGGACATCCAACCAGGTGGTCAAAGGGTCCAGCGGCCACTTCCTTTTCAGTTTGTGAAAGACTCCCACTCTTCTACTTATGACATCGAGCCAATCAATGGGGCCGACTGTCAGGATGCAAACAAGAGCGGAGACCCTCTGGAAAAAGACCGGATCGTGGGGATTGAATGCTACGACGCCAAACCGGCCTGGATGAGTAACGTAACCGACTTCGGTTGGATCTAAGGAGGTCGTATGACCTTCTCGGAACTTACAGCAGAAGTATTGCGTCAACTGGACGAAAACGGGTCCACCTTCTGGCAGACTCCGGAGGTCCAGGCTGCCATCAATGAGGGGTACCAGGAACTGTCCGACGTGACCGAGTGGTACGAAACCTCGGACACCATGACGCTTGTAGCCAATGAGACCTACCAGGACCTGAGAGATTGGGATGATGAGATCCTGACTCTGCGCCATGTCTGGAATGCAACCACCTCGGAGTGGCTGGATTTCATTGACGTGAGAGAGTTGGATTTCCGGGCCTACCGGCGCTGGGAAACCAATACGGGAGAGCCTCGCCATCTGTTCATGCGGTCTCCATTCACCGTTGGTGTCTACCCTCATGAAACCACCGCCGGGACCTTGACCGTCTATTACAGTGCCATGCCAGAGGAACTCTCCGCGGCGTCCGATACCCCTGACCTCCCGAGGGAATTCCATGAGGCATTGATCGAGTATGCACTCTATGACCTGCTGGTGCAGGACGGCCTAGTCGAAGCGGGCCTGGACCACTGGAAACAGTTTGTCGGTTATCAGACCGGACTCAATCAATGGGTGCGTAAGAAGATCTCCCGAGATCGGATGTATGGAGGGCGGCCGTGAGTAAAACACTGTATCAGTTGCGCCAGGAAGTCCTCACCCGGTTGGGAGATACCGCCCTTTCCATCTGGACGGAGGCGGAAATCGAATCCTATATAAAAAGAGGATACGAACTCCTCTGCCTGGAAACCCTCTGCCTGTGGAGACAGGAGCAACTGATCGATGTCGCCAGTCAGGCCACCTATGATCTACCCGATGACTTCCTGCAGATGGACCGGGTGACCAATGATCACAAGCGTCTGATCCCCACCTATGCGGTCGAACTGGAGAGGAATGACAACCTCTACCGGACTACCGAGGGAACCGTGGAGGCATACTGCCTGGACTCCGATGGTCCAAACAAAATCAGGTTGTGGAGAGTGCCGGCCACCGCCGCGGAATCCGCTCAAATGGCGGCCACCGGGACCTGGGGACTGCTACGGACTCCCACCGATATCGATACCTCCACCTTCACCGGCACCTGGGGGATGGCCAGGATTTACCTGGCAGGGGAAATCATCACCGGCACCTGGGGGATTTTGCGTGGCGCCACGACCGTTTCAGATTCCGGAACGGTCATTGAATTTTTTTATCGCCCGGAAACAGTTGCCTTGGGTGACACCTTCTCCCTGCCAGACCGGATGATGAAATACGTCCGCCATTATGCGATGCACCGGGCCTTCGCCCGGGAGGGTTCCGGCCAGGACACCAAACTGGCCAAGCACTATTTCGAGCGGTACATGGCCGGCATCATGATCGTGAAGAACCGTCAACAGTCATATTTGAAGCAACGCAACATTCAACTCGGTGGAGTGGACCCCATCACGCACCGGCCGCCCAAGCCGAAATTGCCGTGGAATTATGGACACCAATAGGAGACTAACATGACACTCGAATATTCCAAAGCACTGGCCGAGGATCTCAATATCGGCGTGGGTTCCGTTTCGGTCACCTCCCCCGCGGGCGGGACGATGACCGGAAACAAGATTGCGTTGTCTACCTTTGGAGGTCCACTTGTTTCCAGCCATTACAATTTTACAGCGCAGACTCCTGGTGGGACATTGACTGGAGGAGTTGGGACCACGGTAACTCTAACTCCGGTTCCAGTTGGGGTTGCCGGGGCCGATACCGGGCATTATCTTTATATTAGTGATGGCACGGGAACAGCCGAGGCGGTACTAATCACAGGAGGAACGGCCACTTCCGGGGCAACCACTGGAACCGTAACCTTCACTCCGGCAAACAACCATAGTGGAGCTTGGACAATAACCAGTGCCACGGGAGGGATTCAGGAAGCGCTTAATATCCCTAGCATTCTGGCTTCCTATGCAAATACAGTCTTAATTCCTCCAGTGGTTATTACCCTTAGGAGTCCAATTAATATTTCCAAGACTTGCCGGTTAATAGGTTCCGGAATGTATCTGACTAACCTGTTAATTCCCTTGGCTGCTACTTTCACTGGCATCGAGATTGAAACTTCAGATCCAGTGGAATTGAGGGATTTTCAACTGGCCACCCAGACCACCCCAAGAGCTGCGGGAACCGGGATCACCGTGGACGGGACTGGAGCAAATGTTAATTCATTCTCGATTTTTGAAAACCTCTATGTATTGAATCAAGACATTGGCATTAATTTTATAAATGCCCAACTGTTCAGATTAGTCGGAACCACTGTTTCCGGTTGCCGCCAAATAGCCGTGAAAGTTGCCAGTACCGTAAGCCCGGATAACGGAGATTCAGTTATAAGTGGTTGTTGGTTGTATGGGATGGATTATCCTTCCCCAACTTGTACCGCTGGGATTCAACAGATTTCCAGTGGAGGTCTGAAAATTAGTGGAACTAAAATCAGTTCCGTGCAATATGGATACCAGGGTGCGTTCACCACGGGTACAACCACTGGGATACTTTCAATCGTGAACAATTCAATTGAGAACTGTTCCGTGAACGCCATTTCATTAGTTTCTTCTACTGGTTACTTTTTCCATGTTGAAATTTCAGGGAATGAATTGCATTCCCTTCAGGATGGAGTTTCCTTGGGCGGACTTGTTTCCTTGGCTTCAATTACCGGGAATACAATCAAATGTGTCAGGTATGGCGTGGATCTTCTTTCCACTGCGGACAAAGTAATTATTGACGGAAACACGATTAGCGGAACATCCACCGGAGGAAGCTATGGAGTAATTGTAGAAGCTGGGGCTACCAATGTAACCGTTGGCATTAACCAAGTTGAAGGGTTCACCTACAAATTTGGAGATGCCACTAATTTAGTCAAGATGGAACCGATTGATTCAAATTTTCCCACTATCGCGTCAGGGGCCACGGTAACTCTAACCTCAGACCCAATAATAAAGATTTCGGGAACTACTCCCATTGCTACTCTAAACACGGGATGGCAGGGAAGAAGAATTCGCTTAATCTTTACGAATGCCTCTCCTGGAGGAGTAACCACCGGAGGCAATATTCTGTCCGCCGCCGCCGCTTCCCAATTTACCGCCATTGACCTTACCTATGATGGAACCAATTGGAGTCCAGACGCCTCCGCCGCCGCTGGGGCCGCATTAACTTCCATAAATGCCAGTTCCGTTTCAGCTCAGACCATAGTTTCTGGAACCGGTGGAACGGATTTTGCCATCAGCACTGTGGCTGGAACGGGTGTGACTACTGTTAATTTGCCAAATGCGGGGGCATCGGCCAGGGGAGTTGTTAGTACAGGAACTCAGGCATTCGCTGGAAACAAAACTTTCAATAATGACATTTATGAGGTAAAGGATGGGAACAATGTGAAAGTTGATGGAACTTGGTATGTGTCGGTTTCCACGACCACCAAGGACACTTCCACATCTGAACTTGACGTTACCGCTCTTTCCATTCTTAGCCCTCCAGCGTTGGGGAGAGTTTACCGTTTGCACCTTGGGGGAAATGTCGGAGTAAGCACAAGTGGGACGGATACGGTTCGGTATAGGGTTTATATGGGTGGGTCATTAATGTTTGATAGTGGAGCGCTGGATCTTACATCAGCCTCCGCCATTGCCTATGATCTTAATTTGGATCTGACCATTAGAACCGCTGGATCCTCAGGAGTTGTTCAGTCAACCGGAAGATTCTGCGTTGCAGATACGACATTCATCAATCAGATAGTTGACAATCTGGTAAGTTCCGTAACTTTAACAGGAACTCCCATTGTAAAGTCCACGGTACAATTTTCGGTAAGCAACGCCACTAACCAGATCAACGAAAGAACGGCTCACATTCAAAGTTTGAATTAGGATTTTATAAATGCCAAACATTTATAGAAAAGATTTCAGTGGAGGATGGAATCCGAGTGCGGACGATGCGAATTGCTCGGATAACCTCCTGATGCGTGCTGACAATGTTATGTTGGACGATCAGGGGATTCTAGCACTTCGACCAGGAAGCGAGAAGATGAATGTCACTCCCTATGCGGAAACTGATATTCACAGTCTGTATGCTTGCAGGCTAAACGGGGTTGAGCATATCTTTGCCGGTGCCAGCAATAATATTTATGACAATAATACTTCTCTGGGGCAGACGCTTGCTGGAACGGGAAAGATCAGTTTCGGTTCACAGTTCGGTCAAGTGTTCATGGCCCGGTCAACCAGCAAATTAAAGTATAGTGGAACGGCAGTTACTAATTGGGGAATTGCGGCTCCCAATGCAGTGCCAACCATTGCTGCTGTCGCGGCTGATTACATAGTTTTCGCCACTTGTGCTACCGCCGAATCCCCTGCATTTTCAGCCAATGAAGGAACAATTAACGCAACCTATCCGACAGGACAAGATGGAGTAGTTACCGGGGCTATTGAAGTTACTCCAGATAGCACTTCTGGAAGGGCGGTAATTACAAAGACTTTTGCGGCTGAAACTGATTACACGGCTTATGCTGGTGGAGATACCGGAACTGACTTAGATTTATTTGAGTTCTTTGTCTATCTTACTGAGCCGGAACTCCTTCAAAGTCTAACGGTTATGGTTGACGTTAATTCGTCTTCCACTAATAGATTTCAAGACGATTATTTCTTTTACGAGTTCAAGTATGGAGAAGAGGTAACTATTCAGTTGAATCCACAGGCCCAGATTGACCGTATCCCTGACACGGTTCCTCAGCATGTAAGGGATTATATTGAAAATCAAATTAGATCTCACATGCCTGAATACGTTACCACGTTCAGACGTGATAAACCGGCCTCGAATGCAGGATGGAACCATTTCAGCATTCCCAGAGGAGAGTTCAAGAGGATTGGTTCCACTACGGGAAAGGGCTGGAACACCGTAAAGGCTTTAAGATTGGTTGCCTTGAACTCCGCCGGGGGGGCAGCTTCCATTGTCCGCTATGATGACATACGGTTTACGGGTGGAGCAACCAAACCGTTGATGGGGGATTATACATACAAGTATGTATTTGTGAATAATCTCACTAACTATCAAGCCAAGAGTGCTCCATCGGGGGCTTCTACCTCCATAAACTTTAAAGGTCAAAGTTCCACTGTTACTATTCCAGCCGGAGCGTTGGCTGCAATGGATGGGCAGGTAGATGAGATTTGGGTGTATCGACTGGGCGGGATGATGAACCAATACTACCGGGTGGCGACCACTACGGATGTAACCACTCCAGTTGTAATCACGGACACTCTTTCAGACTTGGATGCCATGGTTCTGAATCTTACATTAGAATATGACAACGTCCCTCCGCCTGATAGCATTGTTGGTATCGAAGGACCGTATTATTCCAGGATGTTTTGCCTGACGGCTACCCATATTTACCCTTCCAGAATCAACAATCCAGAATCCTATTCTTCCGGGCAATACATGAGAGTGGGAGACGGCACAGATACCGCTTACTGGATCACACAAGCCCTGGGAGGGCTTTACATCGGTACAGCAAAGGACATCTATAGATTAGATGGGACTGGATCAGAACTGGCCGATGGGACGATTGACTTCAATTTAATTCCGCTCAATATTGGCAGTCCCCCGGTTAATGATGGATTTACCAGGGATGGAAATAGAATCTATTATTGTGCCGCCGATGGTTGGAGACTTTTTAATGGAGTTCAGTCGGTTTCACTGTTGGGAAATCTAGAACTTCTGACAAAAGGGACTGATCGGTATGGAGTAAGCAACCTATCGTTTACTTCTCTATATGGAGCGGAACCAAAGGCGGCGGTATTCAATAATCAGTTAGTTTCTTTGATGTTTGAACTGGACGACGTTGATCCATACTTGTTTGAATTTTCCGGGACCACCAAGGTTTACCGTTGCGACTTGGGAAACGGACAATGGACTAGATCCATTTATCCAGTGGAGTTTAAGTCAATAGCCAAGCGGCCAGACGGCAGTATCATTGCCGGTGACAATGCCGGAACCATCTGGAATATAGATTCTCAGGAGACCGTATCCGGAGACAGTGGAACCGATATCCCAATAACTTTATGGACAAAACGATTTGATAATGGCCAACCACTGCAACGGAAAGACCCCTGGGAAATTACCATGAAGGTAGCCAGCAATAGCCACAGTGCTTCAGTCGCTATTCACCTTGACGGAAGTGATACCGCTACCCAAACCAAAACCATTACCTCAACCGGGGGGATCACCACATACCAGATAAAACTAGATGACCTGACAGTATTCAAAAACATCCAGTTCCGGATTACCAGTACCACGGACACATTTAAACTGTACGAGTTCAACCTGGCCTACCGGGAAAGGCCACAGTTGCAGGTCTGGAGTGAGAACAAGCCTCTGGTCCGATCCAATGTTAGAAGGAGATTCGGAGGATTCAATGTTCAGATTGATACTCTCGGTGGGCCGGCCGCCGTTACTCCGGTGCTTGATGATACGGATCAAACCATTATTTCCGTAACGACAACCGATGTTCAGGGGGACGTCTTAACGCTTTCTTCAGCCGTTGGACGGGATCTGTGGGCCAAGATCGCCAAGACCACAGGGTTTGAGCTATATGCCATTGAACCCATCGTACTGGAAACTCTTCCTCCCCAGTTCAAGGGCCAGGTTCCCTACACGGACGCCGGGTACCCTTGCGAGAAGGTCATGAACTCGATCAACATCAAGGCCTGCACATTGGGAGTGGCCAGGACCTTCACGGTCTACATTGACGAGGTTTCAGCCGGCACCTTTAGCATGACAACGTCCCTGGCCGAACCGGAAACTTATACCCATCCTTTCACTTCTCTTCAAACCGGGAAACTGATTTCATTCTCCGTGGATGGCGATATTGAACTTTATTCCTGGTCTCCCAATGTACTTTACAAGCTCCCCTGTTGGGTGTACATCTGGGACACGGGCTACGTCGACACCGGGACTCAGGACATCACCTGGTTCCGCGAAATCAAGATTAAGGCCAAGGCACCTGGACCATTAACAGTTATACCTTATTTTGACGATGTGGCATTTGCTCCCTATACGACCACCTCGGAAGGGTCTGTGGTAACGATTTATTCAGTCCCGGTGGGCCGGGAATACAAGGGGCGTCAGCCAAGGGTGATGATTCAATCCAGTACGCTGTTCCAACCGTACTGGGTTGAGTTCTACTTTCGGACCACAGGCGACGCAAATAAAAAGTCTATTCGGGTGAAGGTCGGATGAAGATACCAGAGACAAACTCAACCATTGACGTGCAACAGTCTTTCCGCGATGTCTGGAAAGAACTAGATAGCTTGTTCAAGAAGAGCGTCAATTTGCATGGGTACAAGTTCCTGAACGTTGGGGACAGTTCCCAGCAAGCGGAGTTTGTCACTAGACGTGAACTGGACAGGGTGGAGCGCAAGTTGGAGTCCATTGATTTGGCTAAGGGTAAATCTGCGGTTAAGGTCTCTACCTCAACTCTAAGTCCTACCAGAGTTACTATAACTGATCAGATATATTATGATACCACCACGGGTGAACTTAAAATCAATACAGGCACCCAGGCAGTTACCATTGGTGGCAGGATGGCCAAGATTGAAGATTCCCAAACCGGAGATGTGACAGAGGTATTTGACATTATCCATACATCCACAGGGACCGTTGCCAGCGGATTTGGATCAACAATGAACTGGAAACTGGAGGATGCTGCCGGGAATGCCGCTGAAGACGCCTGTATCCTGGGGGTAGTTTGGGAAGTAGCCACGAGTGCTTCGGAGGATGCAAACCTTTACATCAAACTAAAAGAGGGGGGGGCTACTCCGGCTGAAGTGGCCAGGTTCACCCATGACCGTCGTTTTCAGGCAGACTTTTGTCATGGAACAGCGGCCAATAGGTTTCTGTTTCAATCCGCCGGGACAAACAATCCGACCTATGTCGGAGCTATTCCTCAAGGTTCTGAAACTGCCTCCGGATTTTATGCTTATAATGGATATAACCCTGACAATTCAGCCCGTATTTTAATGAGGATCACTGACTCCACTGGAGTAATTGCCACCAGTTTTTCTGGGGGGGGGGCGTCATTGCCTTTGGTATTCTATTCGGCTGGAGTAGAATCTTTCAGGATAGACACAAGCCAGAACATTGACATAGCTTCAGGAAAGGTTTTGAAGGTTGCCGGTACTCAGGTTCTCACTGCACAGGGAGCAACCGTAGCTGATGCCGGAGCAGTGTCAGGTACAGCCACAAATGGTGGGTATGGTTTTGTAAGTGCTGCTGAAATGAATGCAGCAATTACCGCCATAAACGTCATCAAGAACCAACTGAACACTTTACTAGCAAGAGTAAGGAGTCACGGGCTTATAGCCACCTGATATGGAAATCAAAGTCACGGAACATGATTTGGCCAGGTTGTTTTTTGAGCAGCAAATGGAGATCCTCTCGCTTAGGAAAGCCCTGAAGGAACTGGAGGCCCGCTTTGGAAATCAGAGTTCTGAAACCGGAAGAGTACCACCTCCTGAAGCAGGCACCCGACGAATTCATACCGGACCCGTCGATGAGCGTGGCAGTAGCGGCCCTGGAGGACGGGAAACTGGTGGGAAAAGTCCTGATGATCATCATCCCGCACCTGGAAGGGCCCTGGATCGCAGAGAAATATCGGTCCCGACTGATGATGGCGCAGGGCTTCAACCTGATGATTGACGAGTTGCGGCGCCGCGGTCTCAAGAAAATATTTGCCTTCGCAGCCAATCCGGAGATAGAAGGGTATTTAAAAAGAATGGATTTTACCTCTGAACCCATGACGGTCTGGTCAAAGGAGATTTGATATGCCTACCAAAACCACCCAGAAAAGCACGATGAGCCAGAACCAACAATACTCTGGATCCCAGACACCGACGGAGGTTTCCGACTGGGGTCCTCTAGGGAATCAGCTACGGGACTCCATCATGGAACGTCTGGCCAGTCCCACCCAGGCGCCGGAGCAGTTCGCAGCCACCGGAATCTCCAACGTCAATAACGTCTATAACCAGGTCGGCAAGTCCCTGCAAAGCCGTCTGGCGGCCCATGGTCTGACGGGAGGGGGGGTGGAAGGAAGCGGAATGGCCACCCTGGAGGCCGCCCGGGGTGGGGATGTCGTGAACGTCCTCAACCAGTTGCCACTGATTCAGCGCCAGTGGGGGCAGGAAGACCTGGCCAATGCCATGAGGATGTTCGCCCTGCGTCCTACCGGAGCAACCACCAGCGGGACATCAAGCGCCAGCGGAACGAATGAAACCAAGACTTCTACCATGGATTGGATGAAAACCCTGATGACGGTGGGGGCCATGGCTGCGGCTCCATTTACAGGTGGCGCCAGTTTACTGGGGACCTTGGGTACTGGTGGTTCTGAAGGCAGCTATGCTCCCACTCAAAGCGTTCCCTGGTGGATGACCGAGCAACCGAATCTTCCGATACCTCGATAAAGGGGGTTCCCATGGGATTTCAAGACGTCCTCAATAAATTATATGGCGCCACAGAACTGGGTCTGCAGGCCCAGCAACATCAGGCTTATTTGGAACGGTCCAAACTGGAACAGGAAGTCCTGCGAAACACGCTGGCCCAGGCCCGCACCGAGCAGAAGATGCGCGAGGCCAATTTCAAAAACCAACAATCCGAGATGGCCCTCCGTCTGATTAGCGGGACCCCCGGGCAGGCCGGGAAACCACAACTGTTTGCCCAACCGGGTGCCAGAATACCCTTTGGAATGAAGGCAACGGAACAGCCGCATCAGCCGGTGCAGTTCTTTGGAGCAGAGGGGGAGCCGTCCTTCCAGGTCACTCCACCCAACCGGGGGGAATCCCGCCGATCCATGGCTGAGGTACTCCAGATGCAGGCGGCCGCCAAGATGGCCGGCACACCTCCCACCTTCCATGCGATGGGTGAACAGGGTGGAGTCATGATTTCTCCAACGGGAGAAGCCGTCCGGGTTCCTCCCATGACAGCTCCGGAACCTCCCATCGCCAAAGAATACCGTTATATGAAAGAAAACGGTGGACCACAATTTGCAAATATGACTCCAGGCCAATACATGTCATGGAAAGCAAATCTTGATCCGGCCTCCAACCAGGCGGCCGATTTCCGGAGAATGCAATCTGGTTTTAACCTGGACCAGCAGTATACCAATAATCTTCAGAATGTAGAGAGGATGTGGCAACAGAAAAAACAGGAATTGAATAATGCGGTGAATGACATGAAGGTTATCAACAAGCCGACTGCTTCTGACTTTGAAGGACTCAACCAATGGCTGGAAGAGAAAAAGGCTGCCCTGCAACGACAATACATCATCAATAGAAAACAGTTGGAAGGAGTGCCTGCGATTACTCCGGAGGCCGCCTCCGCGGAACTCAAGCGTCGTGGAGTGACAAAATGAGTACCCTACAGGAAATACCGACTGAAGAATTGTTGAGGATTGTCGGGAACAAAAAGCCAAAAGCCTCTGGTTTTTCCGCTTATTCTGACGAGGAACTCAAAATCATATCAGGTGGTATTTCTGAAGATACTTCCAACCCGGCGATAACCTTTGAAAACCTGACTCGGTCACCCTTCCAGCGGCCCGCCCCTCCGATGATCCAGCCCCCTGACATCACCGCGGGAACGGATGAGTCCAAGTGGACCACCACGGGTCAAACCTTTGAGGCGGCCCCCCAGCGAATGGTGCCGGCCGCCATCTCCGAGGGGAAACCTGTAACCCAGGTTGAAGGGATTCCAACCCAGGTTGATGAAGGTCCTGGACCCTCCTGGTTGCCTACGGAACCCAGCCGCTTGACGACTGCACCAAAGCTTGGACTGGAGGCTGGATCAGTCCCGCTCGTTCCATCGGAGGCCATTTCACCCTTCATCACCGATGTGATCCGCGGAGGTCGACCGACCACTCCCGGGGGGATGGCTGAAAAGATCACCTCCGGCCTGGGGAAAGGGACCTCAGATGTCCTCAGTTCTCTGAGTACCTCGACCAATCTAGGGATGCTATTAGGGATGGGTAGCATACCTGCAGGGGTCATCAAAAAGGTGATTGAACTGGGTTTCAGTGCAGACATGTTGGGAAGTTTGGTGGACACCGTCCCTCAATTTGTGGATGCGGTCAAGGCCGGAGACGTTGAGAATGCAATTAGAATCGGTGTCAATGCACTGGCAACCACTGCCATGGGTGGGGCTGCGTTGAAGGGTGGCCTATCCCCCATCAAGGCGCTTGGAACAGCCCCAGGCAAGGTCCCAGAGCCAACGGAAGCCCGACCGGGATGGGGCGAACCCACTGAAATAGACATGTGGAAGGTCCCTCCGGAGGCCCCCAAGCCTGAAATTCCGACGGTACCGGAAGCGAAAGGCCCATCCTTATTAATAAGAGATATTCCGGACAAGCCGAAATTTTACCAGCGACTGTTTCCCAATACAGCCATCGAGGAATCCGGCAATGGCCACCTGATCAATTTCAAGGATGGAAGGAAGCTCTGGATCAACCAAGTAGGGAGAATCCTGATCAATGAGGAGCAGTTCACCAAGCAGGAAGGTCGGCCCCCCACCCCGGAGGATGTGGCCACCGGGTCGTGGAGGGTTGCTGACAATCTCAATGACATAATAGAATTGTTAAAGGAGTATGCTGACACCCAAAGCCTTGGACATGAGCTATTTCATAGAGCCAGACAGTTGGCATTGACGCCGACAGAAAATCACAAACTGGACATCTATTATGGCAAGGAAGCGATTCAGCAGAAGCGCCTGATTGACGAGGTGATCGCCGATCAGCATGGAGACATCCTGGCCAAACGGTTGAAGGGGCATGGTCTGGTTCAGCGAGTGGTGGACTTTGTTGATCAGTTGGCCAATTATGCCGGGGTAAGGACGGTCAGAGGGATCCACCGGGATATCGCCACCGGGAAGATTTGGGAGAAAACCGCAAAGCCAGAGGTCGGTCCAGGATTAGCGGAAGGATTACCGTTGCCGGGTGAACCTGGTTATAAAATTAATACGGAATCACCCCAGTACCAAGTCCGCCAGCGCAATCCACAGGAGGAGACGCCTAAAATTATAATTGCGTATCGTGGAGACTCCGTTAATCCTAACAAAATAACTTCAAGTAAAGGTGGCGAACTAGGTACTGGATCTTATTTTTCAGAGGATCAGTTTGTAGCAGAAGCGTTTACTGAAAACAGTAGTCCAGAACATTTAAAAGCATACGAATTACAATTGAAAAATCCGTTTAATTTAATGGATCGAAATCTTTCAGAAAATCCACATTGGAAGTCTATGCTAAAAACGGTCAGCAACGAAACTAGCAAAAAATTGCTGGAACGATGGGCTTCCAATGATTTAGACGTCAAGAATCCGTATTCTTTTTTAGCTAGATCATTTGGAAAAACGTTGGATACCTTCAATGCGTTTTTAGCAAAGCATGGTTTTGATGGAGTGATTTCTCAAGGCGTGAGTGGATTGTCTGATTATGGTAAACAGTATGTAGTCTTCGACTCCACCCAGATCAAATCCGCCACGGGCAACCTGGGGACGTTCGATCCGACCAACCCGGATATTCGCTACCAGATCAAGCAGAGGGTTACAGGCGCCGATGCACTCAGGCAGGAAGCAGAGCGGAACCGGAAACTGGCAGAGATGGGCGGAGTGCGGTCTCCCATCTACACCAAGCGGGCCGATGAACTGGAACGGATGGCGGGAGAACGGGATTCAGAATTGCAATCTGGAATGAATTACAAGGTCGGTGAAAATACGAATACCTTGATTCCAGAACCAAAGGTAGATATTGTAGCCAATCAACCCTCTCAGGACATCCAGCAGGACATTGTAAGATATCAAATCAGGGATATTTCCGGTGGGAAGGATGTGGATGTTCCAGAGTTGACGAAAGCCTTTTTGGAAGGCAGGAAAATAAACAAATTACTAATCAATACTTTCAAAAAGAAAGCAAAAAAATCTGGCGTCGATGATCAATTCGAAGTTGATTACGTCTCGAAATTCCTGATGGGAACGGGGGATGACAGGGCTGATACGGCAATCAGTCTTTATGCAAATGGGGACATTAAAGCTGACCAGTTGCAGACCATTCTCGCTGAAATAGAAAAACCTGGAATACAGTACTCGATCAAGCAGAGGAAACCGCTGGTCCCTGAAAAACCACTGGAAGAAACCGGAAAGGAACTGCTGAAGTCAACCACCGGTGCCTTTCCCAAGTATGCCGGCTCAATCAACCTGGAAAAGGTTGGGACCTCCGAGGACGCCAAGCAACTCATCCACCAGGCCTACGCAGCCTACAAGGGTGCGATTGACAAGGAACGCCGCGGAGTCCAATCGGTGGCCGACACCCGTAAACTGGCCGACGAGCTTGGTTTGACGGAGAAAAAACTACTATCGAAAAACCCCATGGCTGCCAATGCGGAGTACGTTACCGCAGCCCGGGATGTTTTGGCCACCTCCGCCCGCCGGCTGACAGATATCAGGAATAAAATAGGGGACAACCCATCAGATGAGCAACTGGCCGGTTGGCTTGAGGCGATGAATCAGCATGCCATGGTGCAGGCAGAAGTGAGCCGACTGTCAACCGAGGCCGGCCGGGCGTTACGCGCGCATCGGGAAACCAGCCAGATCAGCAAGAATTACCAGGCACTGCTGGATGCGTTGGGTGGTAGGGAACTGACCGGGGAAATCCTGAAACAATTTGCCAAGGTGGATCCCACCGATCTCCGCCAGGTCAACGAATTCGCCAAAAAATATTCCGAGGCCACCAACTGGGACAAATTTTACGAGGCGTGGCGGGCCTTGATGTTGACCAGTCTCAAAACCCACGCGACGAACATGGCCGGGAATACCCTAACCTTCCTGTTCCGCCCTCTGGAAACCGCCACGGCGGCCACAGTGGAAGCGGGCCGGTCCCTTCTGCCTGGACAGAAGCGAGAACGGCTTTTCGGAGAAGCTCCCGCGGAACTGGTGGGGGCCTGGACCGGGATAAAAGAGGGAAGTCGGGCGGCCTTGTCGGCCTGGAGGGAGCAGTTGCCAGCCACCGAATTGATGAAGGTGGAGCAGATGCCGGCCATCAAAGGGAAAGTTGGAAAGTACATCCGCACCAGCTACCGGGCGTTGGGGGCTGAGGATGCCTTTTTCAAGGCGTTGAACAGTTCCGCATCCATTTATAAACTGGCCTACCGGAATGCTAAACTGGAGGGTAATAAATCTCCCAGTGAACTGTCAAAGAGGATGGGGGAACTGATCCATAACCCGACCGAGGAAATGACTCTCTCCGCCAAGAAGGCGGCCGACTACCATACGTTCAATGAGGCGTTGGGTCCGTGGATGTCCATCCTGAACAGGTTCAAGAACAATGTTACGGGATTGCGATACATCATCCCATTCATGCGGACCCCTACCAATATCGCCAAATACTCTCTGGAGCGGACCCCACTGAACATGGCCAGGATCGCCAATAAGATTCGAAAGGGAGATCTTAAGGGTGCCGAGATCAGTGATGAAATGGCCAAACCGATCTTGGGATCGATGATTGCCGCCGGCGTGGTGGCCCTGGCCGCGGAAGGGATGATCACTGGAGGTGGACCGAAAAATAAAGGAGAGCGGGAGAGATTACTAGCTTCCGGCTGGCAACCTTATTCTCTGCACGCTTTTGGAAAGTACATCCCGTTTAATCGGCTGGAGCCGTTGGGTTCCATATTCGGTATGGCCGCTGACTTTTACGAGTTAAAGAAAATGGATGACCCGGATGCCGCGGATTTCGTGAATGCCATCATCGGATCGGTTACTAAGAATTTGACTTCTAAAACATGGGTCAGGTCGTTGAGCGATGCCTTTGATGCAGTGACAGATCAGGGGTCGTGGAAAAGTTTCGTCAGTGGCATGGCTGGATCCCTGGTACCTGGCGCCGTCTCCGCCACCACCTCTGCCCTGGAGGAGAACCGTAGGGTATCCACGGGTCCGGTTGAAAGGATTATGTCACGGGTGCCTGGAGCTGCACAGAAGCTTCCAGTTCAAAGGGACATCTTTGGAGAGCCGGTCAAAGCCACCGGCACCATGCTGGAGAGGTTTGTTTCTCCGGCCCCCGTCACCCGGGAGTCAACGGATCGATTGAACGTGGAATTGGCTCGACTGGGAGTGAGGTCTCCCAACCCGACTCCGGAGGGGATGACCGCCGAGCAGTATGAGAAATATGCCACCAAGGTGGGAAGGATCGTCAAGCCGATCATCACCAACATCGTCAATAGCGGACTATCAGACCTTCAAAAGAAAAACCAGATTGAGTCCATCATCTCTGAGGTCAAGCAGATCGTCAAAGAGCAGATGGGTATAGAAAAGAAGACGCCGAAATCACATCGTTCTTACTTACCAATCCAGCAAACCGGAGTCCAGTAATGGATAAATGCGATGAAGAGAAGCCGACAAAAATTTGCGACTTGAGAATGGGAGAACTGGAAAAATTATTCAATTTCAGATTAGAAGCCGTCGAGAAAGCGACTCGGCTGGCGGCTAACACACTTGAAAAAAGGCTTGAAGGGATGAATGAATTCCGGGAGCAACTTAATCAACAGGCCGATACATTCATGCCAAGGTCTGAGTACTCCTTCGGGCATACTCGACTTGAACAGGACGTACGGGAATTGCGGGAATCGAAAGCAAAACTTGAAGGTAAGGCCGATCAATCCTCCGTTAATTTGGCACTCCTATTGGGAATCTTTGGAATGTTGATAAGCATCTTGAGTGTTATATTATCATTTATCCACTTTGGGAAATAAGAGGTATAGTTGAAAACCAATATCATCATCCATCATAGTTTGACGGCTGACGGCCAAACGGTCAGTTGGGGAGCGATTGAACGATACCACAGAGAAACTCAGGGCTGGCAGGATATTGGTTATCATGCGGGAATCGAATTAATTGGATCAGAATACTATGCCCTTTACGGTCGAGCGGAATCCAAATTTGCGGCGGCCTGTAAAGAAGGCAGTATGAACCAGGTAGGACTGCACGTTTGCTGCGTTGGGAATTATGATGAGTTCCGGCCTCCTGACGCTATGCTGGAAACTCTGGTGCGAAGAATACTTGTTCCATGGTGTGATCGTTATAATATACCGATTGAGAACATTCAGGGGCACCGGGATTATGCTCCATATAAAAGCTGCCCAGGGACATTGTTTGATTTGGGTTTATTGAGGAATTTAGTTCGGACAAACTTGTGAAATATGTTATTACTGTTAAACGTAAAAAACGAAAATCAACCAAACTTATCTTTAAAAACGAACAAGGGGTAATTATGTCAGTAACACTTTCAGAAACAGCTCCAATGCAGGCGTTTAAACTGGTGGCTCTGGACTCCAAGGGCCGGGAGGTTCCGATCACCACGGCTCCGGTCTGGTCCAATTCCAATCCTGGTGCGGTGGACCTGATCCTACAGCCGAATGAAATCAATGGGGAAGTCCGGTGGCTGGACGGGGGGATCAGCCATGTTACAGCGGCGGTGGAAGTGAAGCCTGGAAAAATACTGGTCAGCCCTTCCTTGGACGTTACCTGCGAGGCGGCCGAGGCCCAAACCCTGGAGATCCAGTTGGTATGAAAAAAGCGATCCTAATCTCCCTGCTCTGGACACTGATGGCATTCTCACAGAGTCCACTGCTGACCGGGATCTATAAAGAGGTGGCCCGCGGAGAATCGGTCACCATCACCTGGGAGTACCCGGAGGAAATCAGGGCCAAGGTGAAAGTGTTTCGGATTAGGAAGGGGCAGTCCCCCGCCGGCGCCTATATCGCCTTTGCCTCGGTGGCCAGGACGGAATCCAGTTTCTCGTTCGTTCCGCCGGGAAGCTGCCATGTTTTTGTATCAGCGGTCTGGGATGAAGTACAGCCGGACGGTAGCACAATCACCCGGGAAACGCCCGGATCAAACCATGTTCAAATTTCAGTAAAATAGGAGGATTTATGGCATTGATGGACACGGGAAATGATTTCAGCATGTACCCCCCGCTTCCAGAGGGGCAGGAGTATTATTGGATGGGTCCTGGAATGTTGGGAATCAGGGACAGAGCGGCTGAACCGATCCCTATCCCGAATGTGACGCTGGTCCTGGTCAAGCAACTGGCCGAGCGGTTCGCCCGCCTGGAAGCCAAACTGGATGCCTTCATGAAAGCTTTTGAGTAATGATATGTGGAATCAATATCGCTGGTACATCATCGGGGGTGTGGCCGCCGCGATCCTGCTTGGCGCCATCATCTTCGTCTACAACCTGATTGCCTACGAGCGGGAGTTGGCCATAGCCAAGGAGAAAGAGTCCCAAGCAAAGGTCCTGCAGGCGGTGGTGGAAGAGTCCCAGAAGAAATTTGACGAGTACGTCAAGCAGAGCCAGGAGCAGATCCAGGAGATGGGCCGCCAGCAGGCTGCGCTGGCTCAGGCTGCGGTTTTACGCCAGCAGGCATACCAGGGCAAGGTGGAGACGGTGCAGCGGGCCACAAGCACCGAGGACATCATAAAACAGATGTCGGAGTTCCTGAAGATCAAGGCCACCGATGCCGGCGGAGGGAACGTAACCATGCCGGCCCTCCAGGCACAGGGGTTCGTGATTCTCCAGTTGGAGAACCAGAAGTTGAAGGACGATATCACCGACCTCAGAAATCAATTTGCGATAGAACAGCGAAAGACGTCCAGCCTGCAGGAGCAACTGGACCGGGCGATGGTTCAAATCTCGGAAACCAGGAAACTGGCCGATGAATGGAAAACCGTTGCGGAATCCTATAAGAAGGCAGCGGTCAAATCGAAGTGGAAGCGGGCCGTGGAAATCGCCGTGCCGGTGGGATTGAGTTTTGCGGCGGCGTATGCTGGAGGTCATATATCGAAATGAAATACATTGCTTGGTTGGACACAAACGCGGGTCATATCATTGTATTTATTTTCCTGATCCTGGTTGGGTTTATTGTTAACTGGGTAAACGGGAATGGATTGGGAAAAGAAATAGTAACGGGAAGCCTGGGAGCCTTATTGTACTCTATGAAGGCAGGAAATAAGACTCCCATTCCTCCCGAGGGTTAGTCCCAGCTCATTATAATCAGCCGCTTGATTCCGATGTAGCTGGCTATACATCCTACCATCCAGGCCGACAAGTCGATATATGATTTATAAGCTGGATCACCTTGGCTCACGTCAAAGGGTTCCCTGATAAACGCGACCAGGACAACCAGAAGGCAGCAGATGAATAACTGAATGTTGATCTTTTCTGGGATCGGCCAATCCCGCTTGTGGCGGGCGATTGATCGGAGTGTGAAAAACATTGATACGACGCAACCAATACTTGAAAATAGGTGAATTAAGCTCCTGTCGATGATGTGCCAAAGCATTTTATATCTCCTTTTTCAATGAGCGGATTTGTCTAGCAAAAAACTTTGCACACGAACAGTCTGGATCAGGATATTTTTCACACAGCCGTGACTCCTCTTCCAGTGCGGCGTTGCGGATCTCTTTGTCTGATGGGACTCTGGAGTTCCACCGATAAGAAGTTGATTTGCAATCAAAACAATATAGCTGAGGACTAGGATTTGTTGTTGTACTTGTCGGAATTATTTGCATTATTGTCTTTGATCCGC